CGATAATTTCTAAATTATTTAAAGGAATATTATTTTTTTGGAATAATGTTATTTCACAAGACATAAAACTTCTTTTTGTTGGTTTTATACCTGAAGATCTCATATCTAAATCTACAATGTATTTTCCTTTGTGAAATGCATCAATATTGAAACTATTGATTTTATGTTTTATTCTATTTCGTAATTTATTGATTACTGTGTCGTAGTTAGTTTCTGGATCGTATGTTTTTAATTGTCCCCACGCAGACAAATTTATATATATTGTTTTTGGGTTTTTATTGTCTACTGTACCCAACTTTATTTTATAGTTTGGGTTTAAATCTAATTTTAATTCTTTTCCTCGTTTCATTCATAGTACTTTAATTTTAATGTTATTTTAATACAAATATACGAAATTTTACTCTGTATGTCAAATAACGCCAATATGTCTATGAACGTAAATTAGTGATTCATATAGTAAGTCCAGTTAAATTCATTTAGGTTTGCACCTATTGTTGGGTTAGTTACGATAGTTGCGAAATTACTAGCATCTTGGCTAAAGTTACTGGTACTCGTAGAATTATAGAAAATATTAGAAAGTGGCATTCCCACACAAACATCCCCTTCACTATCTAAAGGATATTGTATCTCCCAATTATGAAAAACTAAAGTACCATCCGCATAAGTTACTTCAGATTCTTGTGTTAATGCGACATCAGTACCAATACCAAAATCTTTACATAGAATATTAGAAGATGTACCTATTGCACCTGCTCTGTAATCAGCAATCTCACCATCTATACCAGAAGGGAAACATTCAATACTCGAACCAATTAATGTAATATAATCTAAAATAAATGGATTCATATTAATTCCACCTTCAGGACCATCTACCTCTAAACCATGATCGGTAGACTCACCCATAACTACTACAGAATTAGTTATACTACCACCAAAACCTTGATCTATATCAATTGCGTCATCACCAGCATTCCACACTAAAAGATTAGAAATATTAACTTTACCACCAAAGAACTCAATCCCATCATCTTGATTCGCAACAATTTCAATATTATTTAAAATAGTAGAAGAACCAACACCACCTAATGTTAATCCATTAATTTCGTTTCCTGCACCAATATTAGCACCTCCGTGTCTAATTGATACGTATTCCATAATTCCTGAATTATCGTTATCTATATTACCACCATACAATCCATTTAAATCAGAAGCGGGAATACCTTCTATCTGAAAAGATTGTGTATTTCCAGGCGCAGATATTGGTGCTTTACCACAAATTAATACACCACCCCATAAACCTCTAATTGTTGGGTCTAATATTGAACCATGATTTTTTTTTTTTTTTATGTCATCTGTTATTGAAGTAAATATAATAGGTTGTTCTGATGTACCTACTGCGTTTATCTTACCACCTCTAGCAATGATTAAACAAGATGAGTTAGCACCTGTACCAGCATCTCCCTTAATAATTGTTCCGGGTTCAATTGTTAAGATAACCCCATCTACTACGGAAACTCTACCACTTAAAACCCATATTTTGTCATTTGTTAAAGTAGTATTTTCTGTTATATTGCCAGTGATTAGGTTTTCTACTGAAGTATAGTTACAACTGTTATCGTCTTGTGTTGCATGTGGATTATAATTTAATGCCGTTGGATCCATACATCCTGGTTTTTTACAACCCATTAATAATGTTAGAGTTAATAATAATAATATTTTTTTCATCATTTGTCTTTTGTTTGATAACTATTTATACTCAATACAAAATGACATAACTTAATGTTATTAAAATATTAAATTATTCTTAACATAATTTTAGCATAAAAAAACCCACTATAAGTGGGTTTAAATAAGATTTTAAATAGTTTTTATTCTACTACAGAATTTTTTAAGTTATATACATTATCGATATCTGTCTCAAATGAATCTTTCGAATAGGACATTCTTAATAATTTATCTTTAACTTTAAGTAATTTATCTTTAAGTTCTAGATCTGAATTTTCATTTAATCTATTATCGATAATATCAATACACTCATTCTTTAGATTAGAGTAAACATTTTGTTTCTCTTCTTCATCACCATTTAAAATAGTTTTAATTATCTCTTTTTCACTTTCACTAATATCTTGATATTTTAAATTAAATCTATTAACTGCCATTTTAGTAAGTACACTAGGTGGTACGTCTACAGTTTCATATTCATTAATTTCTACAGTTTCTTCTTTTAACATTTCTTCTTTAATATAGTTGATAGATTCTTGTATCTTTTCTATAGTAGAAGGAGTTTTATCTGTATTACGTAAAATATCAATGTGATTGTAAATCTCTTCGTTTTCTTTAACTAATTCAGTATCCCCTAATAATGAAGTTAATTTTTTAATTCCTTTAGTGCTATTAATAGTTTTTAAGATCTCAATATTCTCTTTAATGTAATCCTTAGCATCGGAAGAATTATCAAATTTCTTAGTGGTTAAATTCTTAAAAATTAAATATTCATTTTTTAAGTTAGTATCTTCTTTTAGTGTTTGTACGTATTTAGTGAATAATTTTTTACCTTCATCATCTTTGTTTAATAATGATTCGGATAAAATATTATTAAAAGTATCTTTAATATATCCAAAATTGCTCATAGTGTATTGTTTATTTATAAATATTAGAATTTAATAAAAAGTTTACTTTTCTTCTTGATCTATAATACTATCTATTTCTTTAGACATTTCTTCTATTTTAGAATTTAATGTATTAACTTCATCATCTATATCATCTACATTATAAACTTTATCATCTCTGTCTAAACTTTCCATAAGTCTTTTAAAGTATAATTTTTGATATTTCTTAGTCTTTTTATCTAATAATTCTTTTTGTTCTAATAATAAATTTTCTTTTTTATCAGTTGATTCTACTGCTGCTCCTGCTTCTGCGGTTGCTGCTTCACCACCCGCTTCAGTATCTGCTGCCGATTCCATTCCACCAGCTAAGTCTGCACCAAAGTCAGAACCTCCTCCACCTCCGAAGTCTCCACCCATATCTCCACCAGTGTCTCCACCCATATCTCCACCTGCATCTGCACTTTCTTCTCCACCACCTGGTTCACCATATAAAGTATCTACTCTATCAAAGATTCCTGTTTTCTTAATCACAGTCGAAGTCTGTTCCATTTCAGCTGCTGCCGCTTTTTCCATTCTTTGTTGTTCTAAATCATTTCTAATCTCTTCTTCAGACATACCTAATATATCTCTTTTCGCCCTTGTCATTGAATAAGCACCAAACCCATTACCTGCATCTGATACTGCATCTTTATAAAGTGTTACTTTTAATTGTGTCTGTTCTATCTTCAACATCTCTGCTTGTGTAGAAGGATTGTTTAATGATAAAGTGAAATTTTCTAATTCATCTTCTAACCCTAAGATATATAAATGAATAATTGCAATTTTATTTAATTCTTGTATAATTGCTTGTTGTACTCTATTAATAGTTCTAGAGAATCTAATATCTTGTAATGCTAAGTTTTTACCTTCACCAGTTACTTCTTCAAAACCTAAGAATGGTTTTGGTACTCTTAATGCAGTAAACAGTTTCTTTTGTAAGAATTGAATATCCGCAATTTCTGATAGGTTAGTTGCACCTGGTAAAGTATCTATTGGGCTAGGTGCGTTCTGGTCTCTCACTGGTACAAAGTAATCTTGATCTTGTGCCATTTGATTGTATCTTGTATCTATTTGCCCAGTTTGTTGATCGATAACAGGACTTCTTTTAAAGTTATCTGCAATCTTATTAACATATGCTGGTACATCTTTTTCATCAATGTTACCAACAAATATTTTAAATATTCTTCTTTCTGGTGCTCTTGTTACTCTATATATTAACATTGCATCTTCTGAAAGTAATAATTGTTTCCATATTCTTCTTGCTTTCTCTAAGATAGATGTACCATAAGGTAATCTTCTATCATCACCTAACAATCTAAAGTGTGCTACTTGCCACGCATTAAACTCCATATCTTTTTGTCCCCACACAAATTTAACAGGATTAAATTTATCTTCAGATTCTACTGCAGAATTTTCACCAAATCCATCATTTTCTTTTCTCGTAATTTCGATGTTAGGTAATTGTTTAACACTC